GCCTTCTTCGCCACCTTCTCAGGCAGCTTCTTATACGGCCCGGTCTGCCGCGCCCACCGTTTTGCGAACGGCTTCTTGTTGGCAAAGGCCCACCCTGCTTGTGCTTGCGAGGTAAACGGTTTTGTGGTGATGACACGGCGCATATTTGAGCCAACAAAAAAGGTGCTACCCCTGTTAAGGGATAGCACCGTAGGCTTTGCAGCGTAGGGCGAGATGATCAGTTGTAAGGTTTGGTCACAGCGGCAGGACTTGCACCTGCGACCCGTCAGCGCATCCGAGGCCGGGTCAGTACGCTCTACCGCGCCGTGATAATTGCCGTTATCCTATCACAACATTATGTTTTTGTCTACGTTCTTTGCGCGTCTCGACGGGGCACTCTTTGCCAAGCACAACCGCAAGCTGTACCACCGCTGATAGCAGCACGCGGTACAGCACTTCAAGGGTGGCCTTGGTTGCGGCGTCTTGGATCATCGTGACCTCTTCTAGTCTGAGCCGAGTTCGTGTGCAATGGCAGCGTTGAGCCGGTGGGCCATCTCAGTCTGGTATTGATTGCACAGCATCTTTGACCAGTTGTGCGCCCGCGTGCCGGGGTGCCTGACGTGCCGCGCGAACACCACATCGCCCCCGGTCGTGAAGCGCAGCATCTTGCGGCGTGATGGGTAGATGTCGTGCGGGCGCGTGCCGTCGTCACCGTAGCGCCAGATAGCATCGTCCGTGCTGACCTGATAGCCGTCCGTGATCTGCTTGATGTCAAACGTTACCTTGTGCGTCCACCCGTCGGTGGTATCTTCAAGGTCTTTCTGCAACTCCTTCGCCAAGTCTTGCATCGTCTCGCGCACGGCCCGCTCAGTCGCGGCGAAGTTGACGCGGCTCGCGCGCGGCTTGATGGGCGTCAAGGTTATCACTTGACCCACACCTTCCACGGGCTGACCACCATCCGCCCCGGCATGTACGGGTACAGCCGTGCGTCCTGCCACGCGATCATGCGCTTGCCGATGCGCAGCCAGCCGTGACGGAAGCCGAGATAGTAGGCCATCGCCTCACTCCTTTGCGTAGGGGCTGCCGGCTGCCATCGCCTGACAGTCCGGACAACTCTCGCCCGCGTTCAGCGTCCAGTAGATACCCTTGTCGCGCTCTTCAAGCGTACACTTGCAGTTGCCGAGACACACGGTCTGTCCATCGCCCGGCACCTGCGAGAGCGACGGATAGCGCGCCTCGTAGTAGCCCCCGCGCACCGCACCCGCGTACAGGTCGGCCCGCGCCTGCGCCTGCGCCATCGTCATGTTACCCGCCCGCAGGTCAGCCGCGAACTTGTCGAGGTACTTGAGTTGATAGTCAATCCGCTTGTCCAGGTCTTTGCGCTCTGCGCGGCTCGGCTTCTTGATGGCTGACACCGGCACACCCAGGCGCTCGGCTATCCCCGCGATGAACGATGCGGTTTGGCTGCGGCGGATCGCCACCTCCATCGCCCGTCGCCACACGCTGATGCTGCCGCCGTCCGCAAGCGTCTGCGTTGCGGGGCCGATCAGGGACAGCGGCTGCGCGCGCAGGGTGTCAAGGTTGGTGGTCATTCAACGTGCGCCCATGTTTCGCGGCGAATAACATAACCAATAGTGGTTTTGTGGACACCGAATTTCTGACCCAGGGCGCGATACGTCCATTTACCGTCTGCATATAAATCACGAATTAAGCGTACATCATCCTCGGTCAATGTTGCTTTCACTTCGAGAAAATGAGCGCGCTGCGTACGTGCCCAATGCTGGTCACCACGGGCCAACGTTTCTGGATGTAACCGCGATCTGTTTCGGTCTCCTGTCGGCTTTCTATTGTTAAGAATACCGTAAAACTCTCCCCTTGATACTTTCCTCAGGTGCGTATGACGGACACATTTGTAATTATGACACGTCATTGTTACGACCTCGCCATCCAATAACTCGCCAATCGATAGTTGATATACAACACGAGCAACCCGCTGCGATCTCCCATCCCAAGACACGCACGGATATTTACTGTTATCCGCTCCAGTCCACTCAATGCAACCGCCCGCGCTCTTGGTTTTTGCGCGATACATCTTCCAAAAACGGTCAATGCGGTTCTTCCACGGTCGATAGAAATCGCATCTACACACCTTGCACCGTCCATGAACTCCATATTTTCCACTGCTCATCTTATGGAATTCACTCAGCACCTTTGTTTCGCCGCACTTCGAACACCGCTTCGTAGGCTGCGCCTTGCGCGCCTCGTCTTCAAGGAACAATTCATAGCGGCTCTTGCGCTCACTCTCCATCCTTACTCGCCTCCTCCGCCCACTTGACCGCTTCCGCCCACTCGTCATCGTCCTTCGTCGCCTTCATCGCGGGCGGTGCCCCCGGTGCCGGCGCGGGTGGGGGTGGCGGCATCTGCCCGGCGTAGGGTGCGCGCGGGGTCTCGGCGGGCGCTTTACTCTGGTCGCCGCTGTCGGTCAGCATCCCGCCCGGCGTCACGTCTTCGGGCAGGAACTCAGGCGGCACGATGCCCTCATCCACCGCTATCTGCAACGCCATCTGATCGTTAATCCATCCCGGCGCCTGCGGTGTGCCGCGCATCACGGCGATGGTATCCGCGATGGTCTTGTCAAGCGTGGCCTTCATCTGCTTGTCGCGCGTGTCGTTCGTGGTCAGTTGCCAGATGGTCGGCTTCGGCATGACCAAGAAGTTGAGTTTGTCCTCGAAGTCTTTGACGAAGAACGCGAGCGCGCCACTCTCCTCGGCGGCTTGCTCGCTCACCTGCGCTGACTGTCCACTGTTCAGCCCCGCCGCCCTTGCGACTAACTCGTCAGGGTTAAGGCCTATCGCCATCGCGTACTTCTTGTAGCCGTCGTTCTGGACTTGCTCCACGTCGAAGCCATCGGGCACGCTGGCCAGGTCAATCGAGGCGATGTTGATTTGCTGATCAGTCTGGATCGGCACCATCACCCGCCCTTTGTAGACAACGTGACCCTTGCGCGCCTTCTCAAGTTCGCTCGTCTCCATCGCGTCTTGCAACTGCTGCCGCGAGACGCCCGTAATGAAGTCCAGGCCCAGGGCGCGTGACCCTGTAATCTTCTCGCGGAAGTAGGTGTCCACGGCGGCGAGCTTGACGATGGTCAAGAAGGCACGAGACGCCGCACAGCGCCCGCGTGACCACATGCGCGCCCGTGGCGAGGGCATGTCGGCGCCGAAGATAACTTGATCATAGCGTAGCTTGTGCCACGACGCGTCCCAATCCAGGTAGATCACCGGGTACTCAAGGTTGCCCGTGCGGTAGCAGCGGAAGCTATCGAGCGGGTACAGTCCTTGCACCTTACCTGTCGGCTTCCCGCCCGCCCGCTGCACTTCCACAAACCACCCGTTGTCGCAGAGTAGGAAGTCTTGCACGACCTTGGACATACCAGAGCGGTAGGATGCCGGCCCGTCAAGGTCACGCGCAAGCCCCTGCCCGTATTCCGTGCGGCGCGTGCTATCGTCGGCGTCCGACACTTCGTAGCCGCGCACGGCTATCTTGGTGATGGCCTTGTCAATCGCGCTCGCCCACATATCTTCGAGGTCAAGCGTCGCGGTGAGAATGCGGTCACGCTCCCGGCTGCCGTGGATGGGCAGCGTGGGCACGGCGCTTTGCATCGCGCCGGGGTCAAAGATTGTCCAGGCCCAGATGCCCTCGTCGGGCGAGGTCAAGAAGTCCTGCTTGGTGACAGACCCTTTACGGTCTACTATCTCGGTCATGCTATTGCCTTCTTATAGTTCCAAGGCGCAAAGTGATCGCGCCCGATCTGTTGCTTTGTGAGGTCGCTATCGGCAAGTGTGGCAAGGCGATCATTGAGACACGATAAACTACAATAATCACCGCTTAGATTGACAAATCCCGCAACCGTCCAATTACTCGTCACGGTGCTGATCCAGTCCATCTCGTGTGGCACACGCATGGTAATCCGTAGCCAATGCAGCGGAGGCTCGCCCCCTGCCACGGTGCCGCATACATCGCACTTCGTTACAGATGCCATCAGTCATACCTCAAATGCCAACATAACATCCGGCACTCATCCGGCCCGTGGTCAAACTGCTTGACCGGCTTCCCGGTCTGCTGATCGTAACAGTAGCTAACTATCTCTGCGCGAAAGTGGGCGCAGCGCGGGTGCACCTTCAAGCGGCGATAGCCGTTCGCGTCCGGGGCGATGAAGCGGCGCAGCACCTTGATACCCTCTTCGACCGGGTGCGTGCCGCCGTAACTCCCAATGCCCTGCTCGGCCAGGCGCCCGCGCAACTCTGCCGCCGAACTGTCGACCACCGCGTACTCAGGGTCAGGATAGCCGAGCGACTGGACGTGCGCGATGTGGTGCTCACTCAGCATGCCGACCGCATAGGACTCTGCGAACCGGCACAGCGTGCCGTCATTCCTGAGCTGGTACAGGCCAAACACGCGCGGGTGAGAGTTCGCGGTGTAGTGCCCCGTGGCGCTGTCGAGTGTGCCGCTGTAGCCATCGTCGACCGACCACAGCACATCGCCGCCATCAGGTATGTACTCCGCGTCCTCGGTCACGTTGCCTTGCTCACTCCACGTATCATACACCACGCCCGACGCCTGCACCCATTGGCCCTTATTGAGCCGGAGGTCATCCACCCCCGTCAGGCTGTTCATCGTCGCGTCGTAGTCTGCCGGGTTGTACGTGTTGTCTTGCCGACCTGAGTAGAACACCTTGGCTTGCCCGCCGACGATGAGCCGGCTGTATATCCAATGCGTGGGCGCGTCCGGGTTGCACGAGTACAGCAGTTGCCGCCAGTGGGCCGCCCGCCCGCGCATACGGGCGCGCAGGGCGTTGTGGTCGGCCTCCTCTAGCTCGGTCGCCTCTTCGCCCCATACGATGTCGACGCCGCCCTTGGGGCCGATGGACTTCAGCCGCTCGCGCTGCTCTTTGTCCTCTAAGCCGGCGTAGGCGAGGATGCTCCCGTTGGCATACCGGAAGTAGTCCTTACTCTCGTACTGTCGAACGCGCGGGTCGTTGCCGATGACCGTCTCATTCAGGAACAAGAGCGAGCCTTTGGTGAGCGATACGCGGGTCTTGCGCACGAGCAGGGCGAACGCCCCTGGGTACTTGAGACAATAGCCGTGCAGCTTCTCAGCAGCGATGCGCGACTTGCCCCCGCCCGCGCTGCCGGTGAGCAGCACGATAGGCGACTGGTCACGCCACGGCGCCACCTGCCACGACAGCGGCGCGAACACCGTGTCAGGATTGTGGCGTGGACTTCCCTTCGTCCCAGTCGTCGGGGCTAACATGTACGTAGCCTTTCAGGTCGACCGCGCCGCTGTGCTCAACCAGTTGCTTATCACTCAGCCCGCGCCGCGTCTTTTCCCACCAGACGATTGCGCCTAAGTCTTTCTCAACGGTTGCCTTCAAGTAGAGGACGTTCGC